TAGAAGCATGGGAAGAGGCTGTAAAAATCCCAAATAAGTGATATAAGAACTTCAGTCTTACGCACAGGTAATTAAATGGCGCTTATTCCGATCAGTATCCCGCCGGGTGTATACCGCAACGGAACCGAACTTGACAGTTCTGGCCGGTGGTATGACGTGAACCTTGTGCGCTGGGTTGAGGGGATGATGCGTCCCGTCGGTGGCTGGCAGGCTCGAACGTCTACGGCCCTGACGGGTAAAGCCCGTGGCATGATTGCATGGCGCTCTAACAACAGCACCCGCTACATCTCCGTCGGCACACACTCCAAACTCTACGCCATAACACAGTCCAGTGTGATTGTGGACATCACCCCTGTTGGGTTTGTTCCCGGCAATGCGAACGCGTCTGTTGGTGGCGGCTATGGCGTCGGTCTTTACAGCGCCGGGTATTACGGCACGCCGCGTCCTGACGTTGGTTCAGTAACGCCCGCTACGACTTGGACGCTGGACACATGGGGCGAGTATCTCGTCGGCTGTTCAAACTATGACGGCAAGATTTATGAGTGGCAGTTGGACACGACAACGCCGACTGTTGCCGCTGTCGTAACGAACGCACCGACATCTAACACAGGCGTTCTTGTCACGAACGAACGCTCGATGTTTGCTCTCGGTGCGTCTGGCAATCCGCGCAAGATTGCATGGTCTGATCTTGAGAACAATACGATCTGGACGCCAGCATCTACGAACCTTGCTGGTAGCCTAGAGTTACAAACGGGTGGCAAAATTATCACAGCCAAGCGCGTTCGTGGCCAAGTTCTCGTTCTTACGGACATTGACGCGCACATCGTTTCCTATGTCGGCCAGCCATTTGTATATACATCTGAGTTCGCCGGTCGTGCTTGCGGCCTTGCTGGGCCGAATGCGATTGCCGTTCAGGATAACTTTGCGGTCTGGATGGGTTCGCGTGGCTTCTATATGTACGATGGCTACGTCAAGTCTGTGCCATGCGAAGTGTCTGATTATGTGTTCTCAGACATTAACCAAGCGCAGATCAGTAAGGCTTACGCCGTCAACAACTCACAGTTTGACGAAGTGTGGTTCTTCTATCCATCGGCCTCAAGCCAAGAGAACAACCGCTATGTGATCTGGAACTACGCCCAGAACAACTGGTCGATTGGCTCGTTGGGCCGTTCAGCCGGGATTGACCGTGGCGTGTTCGCCAACCCATTGATGGTGTCCGATGACGGCTACGTCTACGATCACGAGATTGGGATGAACCACGGGGCGGAAAGTGTGTACGCCGAGACAGGGCCAGTGCAGATTGGACAAGGCGACAACATCTTGTATATCAACGAGATGATCCCAGACGAACGCAACCAAGGCGAAGTCACTGCGACCTTCTCTTCTCGCTATTATCCAAATGGCGATAAGCAAACCTACGGCCCCTATACCCTGACGAACCCTACATCTGTCCGCTTCAACGGCCGACAAATACAGATGAAGGTGACGGCAGTTAATAACTCCGATTGGCGGGTTGGAACGCAGCGGCTCAACGCAATCCCCGGTGGGCGTCGATGAGGCTCAAACTACCGCCAGCACCGAGCGCGTATAGCCCTAGCTATGACGATCAACGCAATCGTCTCATCGAGGCTTTTGCGCAGAGCGCATATATCAAGGGCGAAGATGTCGGTATCTACGCCCCAGCCAAGCTGATATACAACGGGTTCTACGGCCAGTTCAAGAAGACCACTAGCGTGTCTCCTGCCGCTGTGAATACCGCATATGCCATTACGTTTGATACAACTGAAGAAAACAATGGCGTTTCAATCGGATCGCCTGCATCTCGGATCGTCGTAACGGAAGCTGGCATCTATAATTTCTCAGCCCATTTTACAATTCTATCCAATAACAGCAGCGCAAAAACTGTGTATTTTTGGTTTAGAAAAAACGGAGTAGATGTTTCTGCAAGCACGTTCTTGTCAACAAGCGACATCAATGGCGGGCACATGGCGTCGGGTAGGGATGACTTCTTTTCCTTAGTTGCTGGCGACTACATTGAATTGATGTGGGCCGCTGATAGCACGAACCTTGAACTTCATGCATCTGCCGCGACCGGGTTCGCGCCATCTGGACCATCTTGCCTTCTGTCAGTAATGCAGGTTCAGTAGTAATGGGCTGTCAATTCATTTTGTTTTATGCTAATAACGAAGGATTAGGCGGCCAAACCGCACGGGGAATATAATGGCGACTACAACAACCACTGCTCAGCAACTCAATCCTTTCATTCAGGATATTCTGGCGCGTAACTATGGAGCCGCACAGCAAGTCGCGGCTATCCCATATCAGGCGTATCAGGGGCCACGCGTTGCGGGCTTCCGCCCAGCCGAAGAGCAGGCGTTCCAGACCGCGATCAACGCTGCGACCCAGCAAGTCGGGATGCCGCAACTTCAGCAAGCCACCCAAGTTGCAGAACGCGCAGCCGGATATACGCCGCAGCAGTTTCAGCAAGATGTCTCTGGCTTCATGTCGCCGTTCCAGACCAACGTCATCGACGCCACGATGGCCCGACTGGCACAGAACCGCGCCGAGCGTGACGCTGCAACCAAGGCTCAGCTTGCTGCTTCGCGGGCATTCGGCAACGAACGTCGTGGCGTATATGAGGCGCAGCTTGCGGCCGAGCAGGACTTGAACACGGCGCAGACTTTGGCTGATCTCTATAATCGTGGATACACGCAAGCCGCTGGACTTGCACAGGGTCTGCCAGCACAGCAGCTTGCGGGTGCGGCCGCTCTGTCCGGCTATGGCCAGCAGGCGCTTGGCAATCAGCAGGCATACGCTGCGATGCTTCAAGGCGCAGGCCAAGCACAGCGCGGCATGGCCCAGCAGAACCTTGACTTGGCTTACAAGGACTTCCTCGAACAGCGCGGCTTCCCACAGCAGCAGCTTCAGACTTTGCTCATGGGATCGCAAGGTCTTCCGTCTCCAGTTACGCAGACGACAACCACGCCGGGCCAGTCAACGCTCAGCCAAGTTGGTTCGGCTGCGTCCACGATTGGTACTCTCCTCAGTCTATTTGGTAAAGGTGGTTAAATAGATGGCAACCCCTACGGAAATTCTGATGCGTTCATTCGATCTGACCCGCCCTCGGCCGGTTGGCGCGACGGTTTCTCCTCGTATCATGCCCGCTATGGCTCCGTTAGCTGTTGCGCCCCAGCCAGCCGCACCAGTGCAGCCTGAACTTTCGCCAACGGCAAAGTATATCCAAGACATGCAGGCTCTCATGAGCGGCGGTATCGGCAAGCTGTCAACTGGCGAAAAAATAACTGCCCTTGGCCAAGTGCTTCAGGCCGCAGGTAGCCGTGGCGCTGCTGATCCGGCCGCTGTTCTCCAGAATGTTCGCAATCAACAAATGGAGAAGTTGAACGCGCAACTTAAAATCGCACAGTTGCAACAGTCGGCGCAGCGAGAGCAACAGCAACGGGCCTTTGTTAAGCAATACGCTTCAGTTTTGCCGGAGGCCAAGCGCGGTGTTCTTGAAAATGCAGACCCCGCAGAGGCGTTTAAGATTGTGCAGGAAGAAACATTCCGTCCGAAACAAGTCATGGCGCGTATGCGCGATGCCGCGACGGGTCTTATGCGCCTCGAATTTATGGACGGCTCCTCTCAACTTACGGATCGCCCGATGCCGCGTAACACTGAGGACCGCGATATTGGTGGTGCTATTCAGGTTATCGACAAGGACACTGGCGATATTGTTGCGACGGTTCCGAAGACTATGGCTCCGGGTGAAGCATCGCGTCTCGAACTTGCTGAGCGTCAATTTGCTTATGACAAAACTCGTCCCCGTGGCGGTGATGGTGGAAGCACGCCGTCGTATCGGTTTATCACTACAGACGATGGTATCGTCGCGGTTGATCCGAAGAACCCAGCACGGCAGATACCGACCGGCCTGAAAGCGCCGAGCAATAATCCCTTTAAAGGTCTTCTTCCGCCACCGACAGGTAAACGCACGTTTTAATAGGACTTTAGATGGCTGAAACTAAGCCAAAAGGCGCACCAGTATTTCTGGAAATTCCTGCCACCGGGGAGACAATCACGCTTCCCGGTGTAACGTCGCTTAACAGCAACGATGAACTTAAAGCTGCGGCCGACGCTTGGATTGCAAAGAACTACAAAGGCCCCCTACTTGCAGCGCCTGTTGTCGCACGCACGCCGGTAGAGGGCGAGACGCAGGGTATCCTACCGGGCGAAGAGATTAAGGTTACCGCTAACCGCCAACCGGAACTAAAAGCCTATGTACCCGATACATTTGCAGGGAGCATTCTCGATGCGATTGCTTCTGGCGTTACGAATGTAGCTGGCTTTCTTCCCGGTTTTGATGAACGAGGCGCTGTTCAATACGGCCAAGATGTACGTTCCAATATCGAAACATTACTTGGCCTTGAGGGAACTGAACGTAGTTTCCGCGATATTGCTGCCGGTCGCGGGACAGGTGAGGACTATTTAATAGCTGGGCTTACCGCCGCACCATTCGCCGCCGTGGGGTTGAAGGCTGGGGCTAAGCGGATCGCACCAGAATTTAGCGCGACGGTTAGCCGTTTGGCTACTGGCCCTGTCGCAGTTGCAGATGAAATTGCAGCAGCGGTTCCAGAAGCGGCGCTGTCCCCAGAGATGGCCGCAGTTGCTACGCCTATCACACCGGCCCCTGTTGTGCCAAGCACACTGCCGAGGGCGCGGGCTGTTGAGTTACCGGAAGCCCCCGCAACAGGCACAGGCACAGGCGCTGTTTCTAAAGGAAAGTTTACGCTTGATGATTTACTGGAAGCCCCCGCAACAGGCACACGCGCTGCTTCTAGAGGAAAGTTTACGTTTGATGATTTACTTGAAGCCCCTGTGGCCGCGGCGGCAATACCGGAGGCAGCACCCCTAACGGGCACAGGCGCTGTTTCTAAAGGAAAGTTTACGTTTGATGATTTACTTGAAGCCCCCGAAGCGGCAGTAATCCCTGAAGCTGCGGTAGTACCGCGCAATGTGGCGTATGATCTACCGCCTTCTACACCGGAAACAGGCATCCCCGCCATCGAGGCTATGCAAGTAAAGGGCCAAACGCAGCCTGTGCCTACTGCTGAAATTGGCGGTAAGGTCGCTAACTTTGCCGCAGACTATAGCAGCCTCGCCGGTCTTCAGCGCCCGGCGGACATGCCATTCTCTGAGTTCTTCTATCGCCACTTTAAGGCGGGCACTCTTCCAGAGGAAGAAGTATCGAAACTCGTCACGAAGTATGACCTTAAAGACGAAGACCTGTTCGAACTTATCACGGGATCACGCCAAGGTTTGGGCGATGCCGCTCGTGTGATGCAGCGTTTCAGCATTGCCAGCCGTTACGTTCCTAAAGAAGCAGCCGACATTGCTAAACTTGGCCTTCAAGAAGCAGACGACCTCGGCTTCTGGAAACGATTTACCAACGTCTATCGCGGTGCGCTTGTGTCGAGCGTTGCCACAACAATGCGCAACGTCATATCGTCCGTAGGCCGCGTGCCTATCGACGCGGCGACGAACCTTATGGATAGCGCGGTCAACGCTGCCGCTAATCCTTTCCGCCAACAGAAGGTTGGCGTCAGTCCATTTGACGCAGCGGCTCTCCTTACGGATCGCTTTGCTCCGAGCCGGAACGCTAAGTTCTGGGAGCAAATGAAGAATGTCCAGCCGGAAATTAACAAGGAACTTGCGGCTACTTACGCCGCAGATGTGGCGCGTGTAACCAAGAAAGACGCTTTTGCGAAAGTCGAGAAAGCCGTTGACGTTGCTAACCTTTTGAACCGCGTTAGTGAAACCGCAACGCGCAAGGCGCTGTTCCCGGTTATGCTTCGCCGAGAAGCAACCCGCCTTGGCTTAGACTTTAACGAACTGGTGGCCACAGACGGCATGGCGCGTCTCCCCGATGAGGCATGGACGAAGGCGCTCGACGACACACTCGGCTTTACCTATTCCGCACGGTCTGAAGTTGCAGATAAGTTCAGTCAAATGCTGGATAAGATGGGCAAGGTCGGGACCGTTGCCCGCGTTGTCGGCACAACGATCATGCCGTTCCCACGCTTCATGATGAACGCCATGAAGTTCCAGTTTGACTATAGCCCGGCCGGGTTCACTAAACTGCTGACCGAAGCCGAACGCGCCAAGTTCGCTAAGGGCGATGTGTCGGCTGTGTCGAAAGCTATTGTCGGTTCGTCGATGCTGTATGGCGCGTACCAGTTCCGCAACAGCGAAAATGCTGGGGAGAAATGGTACGAAGGCCGCTTGCCAGACGGCCGGACAGTCGATCTCCGCCCGTACTTTCCTGCGGCCCCTTATCTCTTAGTCGCCGATCTTATCAAACGAGCGCAAGACAACACGCTCGACCAAGCGTTCGAGACGAAAGATATTCTTCAAGGTCTATCCGGTGCGCAGTTCCGTGCAGGCACGGGCCTTTATGTAACCGATCAACTTCTCAAGGATTTGTCCGGCGCAAGCGGAAACCTCGACAAAGCCAAGACGATAGCGACAAGTTGGCTGGCGGATGTAGGTGCTGGCTTCCTGCAACCGTTCAGCACGTTCAAAGATTTCTACGCTCAGTACGATCCGGAAGAAGCGGTCTACCGTGACACCAAGGATAACCCACTTGGCGCACTTGTCCGTCCAATCCCCGGAGCGCAGCAGGCATTGGGCATTCCAGCCGCGCCATCGGCTACGCGTGAAGGGCCATTGACCACTGAAGACCCTGCGTTGCGTCAGCTTCTTGGGGCCACAATCCGTCCAGTCAAGAACATTGTCGAAAGCGAATTGGATAAACTTGGTCTTACGCCCTATGATGTTGGGTCCAAGACTGGCGAAATTGCTATCGACCGCCTTGTTAACCGCGACTTAGGCATCATCGCCGAGCGCGGGATCGCACCGTTGTTGCAGTCTCCTGAGTATCAGAACCTCGATAATGTCGGCAAGTCCGCAGCGATTAAAGAAATTTACAGCAAGGCGCGTGAAGCAGCCAACGCTAAGTTCAACGCGGAGAACCCAGAACTTGCTTTGCTAAAGAAGTTTAAGGGCATGAACCGCGAAGAGAAGATCATGCTCAACCGCCAAATTGAAAGCACCACGGGCATGACTGCTGATACATTGTTACGTCAGTTGAGCAAGGCCCCCCTTATCAAGAGCCAAGAACAATTTGATGCACTTCCTGTCGGCACTCAATACACTGATCCCGGCGACTATAAGGTCTATACGAAAGGCAAGTAATGGCCAAGAAGAGTGGTGTTAAAGATATGTCGTGGCGTCCGCAGCCGAAAGCGAAACGTCGCCACAAACCCGACGGGCTTCGCCATCGTAAGTCTTTGGGGCCACGCAGTCACTTGCGAACTAGCTTCTAATACTATACACACCTCCCATGAAGTTCATGGGCATTGATCCCGGCGCGTTCGGGGCTATCGCTATTCTGGATAAGGATAGCCGAGAACTTGTCGTCATCGACATGCCTACCATCAAGGTCAAGCGCGGGCCGCGTGTCGTCAATCAGGTTGACGCGCACATGCTGGCCGATGCTTTGCGCGGTCACGTCACCGCCGATACTTCCGCTCTCATCGAGAAGGTTCACGCCATGCCCGGCCAAGGTGTGTCCTCGATGTTCAGCTTCGGCCGAGCGGCGGGTATCGTCGAAGGCGTGCTTGCCGGACTGTCTGTACCTTTTCAGTTGATACCGCCTGCGACTTGGACTAAATCTATGCGCACGTTCGGAGGGAAGGACGGCAGTCGGCAGCGGGCACAAGAGTTGTTCCCCGATTACGCCCATCTCTTTGCACGGAAAAAGGACGACGGACGGGCCGAAGCTGCGCTTCTCGCCTGCTACGCCGCTGAGAGGGAAGACGATGAACCACCTATTCGATTACCAAAAAGTCGGCGCAGACTTTCTCTGTAAGAACCCCGCCGCATTCCTCGCCGATGAGCAGGGCCTTGGAAAAACGCTTCAAGTTATCGCG